CGGATTTTGAGGCGTTTCATCGAGCATTTCTTTCACAAGAGCGATGTAACGGAGGCACTACGTATTTACGATAGTTGCTTCGACATGCCTCTCCAGGTTGGTGCAAAAGTCATGTCCTCGGGGTGGAAGAACGCTAGTGGTACCGGCATCACTACCGTCCTGAACACCAGCGTTTTCTCAGAGCGCGAACTCGAGACAACCACCATTGCGATGGTCTTCAAATCTATGGAGGCCGCGGGGGAGCTGGTACGTGGGGAGTACATCACTTCGGAGGAGGGCGCAGCCCTTCCTTTTCCGGAGATCACCCACGACATTTTCCTCCGACACCTTCGCAAAATTCAAGATACGTGGGAGCTTTACAAGATTGGCGGCGATTTTCCTAAGAAGTCGTTCGCCATCGACTTAGCGTATCGGTGGATTGGCCCGAAATTTGGGGACGATGGACTCGATCCTGCAACACCTTATGTGGATGACAGGACTTGGGAGCGCGCTATGCTTTACGTGGATCGGATGGATGGCTTCGTTAGGAAGCTCGAGACCACGTCGGCTGTTAAGGAGGAGCGGGTAGAATATCTTAGTCGGATCTACCCCTGTCCCCTGCGCACAAATGCCTCTTACTGTAAAGTTGAAAAGGCCTTAGACAAACTCCACTTAGCCGTCAACCGTAATCACGAGCGTTATATTCTCAAGCTCCGTGGCTACTGGACGACTGACCGCAACACCCCGATTGTTGGCGCGTTTCTTACCGCCGTTGGGAGGATGTACGGTGTGGAGCTTTCCCTTATAGGAGACGAAGCGGAGCTGATGGTGCTTTACGAGACGGATCGTGATTTGTACTGGAAGATCTCTGCGGGCCCCTTTCCTTGGGATGAAAATTCTGGTGATGAGCACTACGCGAGCGTTGCCGCCGACTATGATATGACGTCAGGCGAATTACGCGCGTTCGACGACAAGCTCCGCCAGCAGTCTACATGGCAGGGCATTCAGGCCATGACCGTTCCCGCCAAAATGGCGAGCGAGTCGCCTGATGACCCCCTGGGGTTGCACCCGAAGGCCGATCCGCCAGGTGTGGCACGCGTACCAGCGTGGTCTGCCACTACCCGCGGTGAAGATGCCCGGATGCGCAACTTCGGACTTTCTCTTGCCGAGTCCGCCGCCGCTAGCGCGACGGGACCTTGCCACGCCAGCCGTACAGCGGCGGCGAAGCAGGCCCTGTCGTTCTAGACGGCGGCATCAGGGTGGTGTAACTCTGCGAATGCCCTCGCAGAGAAAACTGGTGACGGTACGTTCGTGACGTACCGGATTCCTAACACCCAAAATCACAGCGCTTGCCGGCGCGAGATTCATCATTCCAGCCGTTATTACACTGGACGACGTTTCGACTTCTGCACATCGCAGTCTTCCTTTCACTCTCGAGGTGCACGACCTCGTCCAAAGTACTCCCGCGGATCCTGATCTTCCACTATCATGGCAGACACGACCCCCGTTATGTCCCCCCAGCAGCTCGTGGCAGCCGCGCGCGGAAAAGATCCGATGCGCGGACTGTGCGCCTCTCGACAGATTACTGACGAGGGGTGCGACTGGCTCAAGTTCGCTCTTGACCCTTTCCACGACCTCCAGCTCGACAACCTCAAGGGCTACCCTGACGTCAACACGGAACCTACCGTCATCGTCAAGGTGCGCCAGGCGATTGAGATTTCGGCACCGGCTAGCCTTCCCGCAAATACTAACTGGGATTGCCACGTTGCCCTCTCTCCCGTCGACTGGGCCAAACCCAATGGAACCCTTCTCCGGCCAACCACCGGTCAGACGGGTTACAATGCCGCCTGCGTCTCCTACCCCCAGGGTGTTGGACTTGCTTCCACAAGCACTCTGGGCCCCGCAGGCCAAGTCGCCCTTATCGGCTCCCCCTACGACTCCATCGCAGGGGCGCCGGTAGCCGGTTTAACCGGCCGAGTGGACGGTCTCGTCATCAATTCGGTCCCCGCAGGGGGATCACTGGATCGTGACATGACCTTCACGCCGGGCCACATGCCACTCACACCTGGCAATGGCTACGCCGTTGACAATATCAACCTCGACAAGTACCTGGACTACGCCGACACCGACCTCGGTGTTTACCGCGTGATCTACTCTGGTTTCGAGGTCGTCAACACTACGGCACAGATCTACAAGCAGGGCGCTTGCACAGTTTACGAGTACAGCCACTCTTACGAGAACGCTCAAGCGACCGTTCCTTGGACTAGTGGCAGTTCGGAGCAGGTCATCGACTTCCAATCGGTGGCCACCAACCAGTTCCGTTCCCCCCCAAATACGATAGCTGAGGCTAAAATCATGCCCGGGTCTCACACCTGGGCCGCACAGGATGGCGCCTATTGCACGGCAAAGTTCATGGACACTAACCCGTTCCAAGGCGCCACCAACCGTAACTACATCTTCCAGCAGAATAACCCTACCGCTGGAGGGTCGTCAGGCTACGGCTCAGCTGATAACGCAGGGACCAGCTATCCAGCTGGTTCCATCTGTTCCCCCGGATTCTGCGGTAACGCCCTGTCAAACCAGGGCACCGTCCGGGGCAACATCAATGCCGACTATGGCGGTAACCCCGGGGCCACTTGCGCCCCGGCCACGCACCTTTCGCATATGTCTACTGCGGGTGCGTACTTCACCGGCTTGTCGCCTCAGACCACGCTCTTCATTACGTGGCGCGTGGGGCTAGAGCGACTCCCGGCCGCCAACAAACCTACTTTCCTCGCACTCGCTCAGCCGAGTGCCACTTTCGACCCCCAAGCTCTTCTGCTTTACAACCTCATCGCAAATAACCTCCCTCCTGGCTGTCCCCAGGGTTGGAACGACCTCGGCAAATGGTTCACTACCATCGCGAATATTGCCAAGCGCGTCATACCCGGAGCCTTCCCGCTAGTGAGTGCAGCCCAGATGATCCTCAACGGACTCGGGCTGGTTCAGCATGCGAAAGTCCTACCGGACGCCGTTCGCGGCGCCCAGCAGGTTGTGCAGCTTGTCCGCGGAGCGGGCAAGAAACAGAGCCAAGCTGTCAGAGTCATGCAGACCGCGGCTCGCGGTCGCCAGTCACGCAACAAGCAGGCCGTCCAAAACTTTGGGCCGCCCGCTGGGCCATCTGGCAACCGCACGCCCCGCCGCGGCGTGCAACAGTTCTCCCAAATGAGTAAGTAGTCACTTTGCGCTTCGGCGCGAAAACATGGAGCATTCCCTCCTCCGTACACACCGAACCCCGTCATGTACATCGAGAAAGATGACGGGAGCTGAGGGTGGCCGGGCTCACCGGCAAGTGAGCTTAGCACTACATACGTC